CGAATTGTCATTCCGCCTGGATTATATTCACCAAATGATCTGAAGTTCTCAACAAAGCTTTTATCTGTAATCAAAGATATTTTAGGTAGAGATTGAATCTCTAACTCTTTTTTACAAAAGCCGACGAAGTGTTTTATAGTATCAAGACTCTTCTGGTTCACTTTGGCTTATTTTTGGTGCTAACATCTTAAAAATCTTGGGTGCAACACCTCTATTGAACGCAGCTTCAGGTACTGTTTCCTTGAAACTCTCGTAATCTCCTGCTTGAAGTAACGTTCTTATGTGGGGTGCTGAAGCATCTCCTTGCCTCTCTTGTACTTTTATAGTCTTTACTTTGTCGCCAAACCGTTGTTGCAACGAATTACCGTACTCTGCATCGTCGCTTTCATCGTCTCCTACTGCGATATACACCGGGTCTGCTTCGGGATTTTTGTTTAAAAAGTCCATTATCGTAACAATAGGGGATTGCTGAGTAGAGATTCTGACAGTAATCTTAGGGTTAGGCTGAGATTGAAGATACATGTTCCAGATCATAAGCGAGTCTTCGGGAGTTATTCCGTCCACTGTTTTCTTACTTATGATAATATATACCTTAGTAATATACGGTTTTGCAGCTAGAGCCTTAGCAGCTTCGTAATGTCCTTTATGGGGAGGTTTGAATCTTCCGGGGTAAAAGCAAGGACCAGATTCATTTAGAACGGCTTCAGCTATCGTTTTTCCTAGTAGTTCAGCATTGATCATACTAGTAATAAATATCTATCCCAGAAGCAATTTAGGTTTTGCCTGTTTGATCTCTTTTTCGAGACCTTTCATATACTCGACAGCTAGCTCAATTCTCTCATTAATTAGCTTTACTTCTCCCTTGTCTAATACTAGTCTATATATAAACATCCTGTAGTCGGAAGATACGCGAGGATCAAAGCTAATAAAGTCACACCACGTAGCATCGGCACATATCATGTTTGATATACACTGGTAGTAATAATTCGGAGCTACTTTTTTGAACTTTGCAGGACTATCTATCATCCCGTGTTTGAAATGATTGGCTGACTTGAAAGGACATTTTACCTCAATAACTCCCTTAGGTTTGACTATTCCGTCTGGAGAGCCTCCGTAGTATTCGCTTGCGGCTATAAAAGAAGCCTTTTCTACTTTCGTACCAGTAACCTGTTCGTAGTGTTCGATAGCTACAGGCTCGAGTTCGGTACCCCATTCGAGGGCTTGACCGTGGGCCGGTTCAGTAACTCCGCCAAAATGTTCACATACTTTTTCAAGTAGGTAGGTTTTAGCAGTCTCGGTTAGGCCTTTCTCGCCCATTATTTTATGAATTTCTGAGCTTGTAATCTTACCTCTCCGTAACTGAAACCATTCTTCAGATCTTTGTTCAATTAGCATAGTTGCATTTTTTTAAGTAACAGTTCACCAAAGGTAAGCTGTTTGGCTGTATGTAAATATTTTGTCATTTCTTCAAAACCTAATTCAGACGGATCCTTTCCTCCTAGTTCTATAAGGTAAACGTCTTTACCTAAGTTGATTAACTCGAGAGCATAATTAAACGACTCTCTCAAAGCATCGTTATCAAGGGCAAGGTACACGGTTTTAACGTTATTCTCTACGAGTTTAAGCATTAATGCACGCGGAATAGTTTTACCGAATAGCGGTATGGCGTTTCTCTTCAAAGCGATTGCGTCAAATATACCCTCGCACAGGATTACAGGTACATTCCAGTTGATAAAGTATTCTAACCCTATGAGTTCGTTTTTATTGCAGGAAGGGGCATTGTACTTCCGTGCTGGATCTCTTTCAAATGACCTGGATATAAAGTAATTTATGCGGCCGGTCTTGTTATAAGAGGGTATAATGATAGAATTAGCATACTTACCTTTCTCACAATAACCTATATTGTATTTTAAAACATCTTCCTCAGTTATACCTCTATTTTTTACATAAGCTTTAGCTTGACGGTAAGTTAAATTACTGCTAGCTTTGGATAGAGGTATAAATTCCTTCGGTAACTGAACTGTAGCATACTTTTTATCCTCTACCTCAACCTTACCGTCCGGGAAGTAGCTTCTCATTTCAGTAATCTGGGCCGGACTTGCATGTAGTTTTCTTAGTAGCGACACCAAGCTACGTCCTTTTGTAGCAGGTTCACAAGTCCAACAATGAAAGAACCCGCTCTTGGGATCTATTTCAAGCTTTGGCTTATGGTGCTTACAAAAAGGGCAATGGAAGGCGTGATTACCTTTCGTTGAAGGCTTAGATTTACCTAAAATACTATGTAAAAGTCCAAGGACCAGGCGGGATTGCTCCATGTAGAATAAGTCTCTTATTATAATATAAGAATTTATTCTGAGATTATCAAATCCTTTCTAAAAAACTTGGCAAGTACGTTGTCGTTGTACGACTTATCAGTAAGGAGTACTTCGTTTACGCATTGAAAATGAACTTCCCAATAGGTTAATTGCTTTTTATTATAGCAAAATTTGAGAATTTCTTTACGAAAATGTTTTGTTCCGCTATCTTTAATCTCTTGTAACAGTACCTTATTGGATCCCCAATAATTTTTCCAATCAGACTCTTTAGTTACAAGTTTTTTTGTAGGTTTTTTACCGGGTCCGGTATGTTCGGCAAGTTCTTTTTTAGTTAGCTTTTTCTTGGTATTAGAAAAAAGAGATTTTCTTCCGATATAAAATTTTCCTGTCTTAAGATTGATAATTTTATAGATAAAGCCAATACACCCTTTAGGAAATTTGTCTACAGAATCAAATTCTGTTACGTTTCCGTCTTTATACACAAACCATTTTTCAGTCATAATTCTTTTTTAACTATCCCACTTGACGATAAAAGTTATATCCGTGTTAGCTGGTATAGGGTAAGGGGTTGCTAGCTTTCCTACTACAAGTAGTTGATTGTTTTCATTGTAGAGGCCAATAGTTGTTGCATAGGGTCTGAAATCTGACCCGGTCATAAAATCATAAATCGTACCGTCTATAACCTGTCCAAAAGATGAGCTAATCGGTGTACCTGATCCGCTTACTGGACCAAAAAACGGAACTGCGGCCGAGCCTGTGACTAATTGCTTCCTGACGAAAACGGTTGGATTTTGTGAGTAGTTAAAATCGTTTTCAGATACTCTACACTTGACTTCGTTCTGAAAGATTGTAGTTTCGGCTGTTAAAAGTAATGTATACGACATTTAAACATTTATTAGGTAGTAAACGCTACTTTACTCCATCCTACAGATGAACCTGAGAATGTATAAAACCATAGTGTTGATTGAGATACTGCTAAGTCGCCGGGTGCTCCTGATGGGAGAGGGTGAAGATCTGCAAAGCTAGCTACTCGGGCGATTCCTACCGTACCGCTTACGTGTAGAGTGTACAAAGGATTGCTTTCGAGAATACCTACTTTACCGTTGGTTACCGGTGCTGCTATAGGCGTGTTACCGTCATCAAAATGAGATCCAGAAGCCCAAATAATACCTCCTATGTTTACGTAATTCTCCGTTCCGGTAGGTAAGGATATGTTAGTACCAATTACAATATTGTTTTTTCCCGGTCCGGCTGCTGCGCCGCCGCCTACTTTTTGCCCCACTCTATAACCTATGAAAGTCGAATAAGATGCACTTAGAGAGTTTATTCCGGAGTACTCGCCAATAAATACTGATCTGCTTGCAAACTTGGCTGCATTACCTGCATATGGGCCTATAAAAGTTGCAGCAGAAGCGCTTACTGCTAGCTGGCCTGCTAGATACCCAAAAAAGTTAGAGGTTGAGGCATTATTTGCATCTAATCCTGCGTTCCAGCCTATAAAATTAGAGTAGCTAGAACTAGTAGCTCCGTCTCCTGCTCCGCTTCCGAGAAAGACTGAGTTTTCGGCTTTTGCGGCGTTTCTGCCTGCATTACTTCCTAGAAATATTCCGTCTGTTGGACTAAAGTTTGTTGTCGATGGATTAGTAGAAAATAGGCTTGATCCTGATAATGATATAGGATGTGATGCAGTTAGTGCGTTAGATGCCGATAGTGCGTATGAGCTACTAACTGCATAAGAAGAAGATACACTGTATGAGCTACTTAAAGCATATGAAGAGCTAAAAGCATATGATGAACTAACTACATAAGAAGAAGAGAGAGCATATGAGCTACTCAATGCGTAAGATGCAGATACTCCCGTTAAGGAATGGGATGCCGTAATCGCATTTGATGCCCAACTTGAAGTACCGAGAAAGGAACCTGTATTGATATTGATACTGAAGGTGGAATTATCTCCCTTAGTAAACGTAATTAAGCTGTTCGCGACAGAGGCTGTAGTTAGGAGAGAGGATGTATCTGTTGTTCCGCCTCCTCCACCGCCTCCAAATGCAGAGGATGCTGTATAAAATAGCTGTCCGGTTGAAATATTTACAGTTACTACGTTGCTTTGATTGGCTGTAGTGAGGGTAGGGATACTTAATGAACCCGATAGTCTTACGGCTCCAGATACTTCAACTATACTTGCAGAAAGATTTGCAGCAAGCCAGGCGAAGTTTCCGTCTCCTTCCTCAAAAGTTAGAGGTGCGTTTTTTATAATTGTTGCTCCTGTATTTGGAAGCGAGGAGGAACGAAATATTATTCCCATTATCTAATTACTTTATAAATAAATATCTAGGATTAAATTTACGGGAAGAATGCTTGATAGGTTGGCGCCGTTATAATAGCCATTCCTTGAGGATATATTAAATTTCCGACACGAATTGGAACATTTGCACCTGATACAAAGTAGTTGGTAGCGTTGAAATATCCATTCAGGATATATAAACCGCTGTTTGCGTTTCCAATATCGATCAAGTTTCCGTTGCCATCATCTACAATACAGTAGAAGGAGGAAGTTAATATAAAGCTCTGCCTTGAAATCTGCTGACCATAAACCCCTCTAGGTATCGAAATTACAGTTACTTCTGCGCCTGATTGCGTTGGAAAATATCTTACGTCTGCGTCAAAGGTTCCGGATGCGGCGGTAGATTGAGGTGAGTTAAAAGCGCTAGAGGCTGATATGGGGAAAGAACCGGTTAGGTAGTTGGAATAATAGAGGTGTCGGATTGAATAGTAATTGATAGTCGTCTGCGCTATCGATCCTGTTATAGTTACAGCACCGTTTACTCCTTTCACAACCGTTATACCGTATGCTCCAAAGAATTTATCTTCGAAGGATGAACTGTATTTTAGCTTGATAGGAGTAGTTATAACATCCGAAGTCCTTAGACTGTTTGCTGATCTACTCATCTTACTTTATTACCAATCTAACTTAACCCTAATCAGTGCTTCTTTTGTGAAGTCTTTAACCAATGGTACAGACATCTTAGCTACAGCTAACAATTCGCTATTGTCGTTGTAAAGGCCAATAGTAGTAATGTAAGTTTGTGGATTATAAATCATCGTTGGCCACAATACTGCTCCCGATCCTGACGCAAATGTCGGATTTGATGAGTAGTTATACTCAGCGTTCCCGATTCTCACAAAAACATAATCAGATGAGATAGTTTCTTCTGAGTTTAGCTGAAAATTAGCGCTGCGAGAAATCGCCTGATATAGTAGTGTGTTGTTAGTTGAAGTATATGATG